CTGTGTAATCCATAACCCTGCGAATAGTAGTTGAAACTTTCTCTGAATTACTATTAACTACAAATGTAGATAATATTTTTAATTCTCCTGTGTAATCAAATAAATCATTTAAAGTTCCCTCTCCTATTGGGAATATCATTATACCATTATTCTGATGTGTTATAACAAAAGAATCAGAAGTTTTATCTTCAATGTCTATTGCACCTCTGTATCTAATTTCAACTCCTCTCGCAGAGCCTTCGATTGTGCAGCTTCCATTTCCATAATATAATTTCATCTCTTCCCTTCTCCTGAAAGTATATAGTTGGCAAGGCTTACAATATCAAGAACATTATAATTGCCATCACCATTTAAATCACAGGGATACCCATTTTCAATATCTGAACAATTACCAGAGATAACACAATCAGCAAGAGCCACAACATCTAAAATATTATACTGCCCATCCCTATTAACATCACCAACATCGCTATACCTATTAAAAGTATATATGATATTTCTATGCACATTAAGGGTTTCAAAATCAGATGTTGTTAAAGTAAAAGTATAAATGTAATTACGCATATCATAATCTTCCATCCCATTTACATTAAATACTATTACTGGAGTATTTTCTAAAAATGTTAAAAGCTGTGTATTGCCATCAGTTGTAATCTCAGCAGGATATTCAATTTTATTAATGGTAATTTTAGCTTCTGTAATAGTAATTGTATCGCTTCGGGTTCTAATATATAAATCTGAAATAGAAAAATCACCATCTGTTATATCCCTGTTGTAAATTTCCTCCGATTCACCAACAATACCACCAACATTATATTCATATACATCAATCATCTAATTGAAATAAATTAGTCATTGTTGCTTGGGAAAATGTTATTTTGTAAGCAGCCCCACCTGCAAGTTCAGTTAAACCACCTTGCCACCCTGTACCTAAATTTTGTGCTACTGCACCTATACCTATTATTTCTATCAAATTTTCCAGTTCAGGAAAATCAGTATATATATTTTCAAGAAGAACCCCATCCAGTTCAGATGAGGCGATAACATCATACCCTGTTTCAGCTTCAAATATGGTGTTCGCAAATTGGAACAGCCCCAAATCGTGCATCTGAATTGCCTCAAATTCACAAAATTCGAGTGTCTTGTTTGTGCTTATAATTAGGAAGTTTTTAAAAACATTTTGCCCATTTACCTCTCCATCTGCTATATAATCAATCCCATAAGGATTAACTCCCCCAAGAATAGCATCAAAATCAACAAAATCTCCTATTTCTAAAAACATCATCTTTAAGGGTAATTTAATCTTTAGCTTCAGTTTTTGATTACAACTCCACAATAAATACCATTCTGCGAAAGCCTGTGCAGTATCGTGATCTCTTATGTATTTTCCCCTATCATCATCAATTATAAGGGTGCTGTCAGGGTGTATTAAATTCTCATTATCGTCAAATTCAGTAGGTATGGTAAATCCATAATAACCATATTGATAAAGAGGAATAACATACTGTAGATCAGCCTCTACGCTATCATTAAATTCACCTCTTGCATAATCCCAATTATACTTAAATACAACCTTAGTATAAACATCCTCAATCTTACTGCGTGAAAAACTGAAATCAATACAGTCTGCTTCTTTGATCTGAAAATCTGATGTTCCACCATCTCTCGGTATTTCTGTAAATACAAAATCCCCCAAATTTGTAAAACGGGGCAGATATGGACTTGCAGATGCAATTCCCTCAATCAGTTTCTTGCTGGATATTTTGGAATCGACTGTGAAGTCATAATACCAATCATAAGTGCCTGTCTCATCTATCCCTGTAACACCAAGTTCATTTTCTAATATATGTGCAATAACTTCTGGTGCAGTTGGTGATAAAAAGAAGTTGAATAATAAAGGTGTTATTGCCCTGCCTTTTACATTGGCATAGAAATCCATATTAAATAGATTGTCCATTAGCATCCAATGATCTACTTCAACACCTTCAAATATTGTTTGTCCAGCCATTATAGCATAACCAGCATCTATTTGCATATAAAATAATAACTGTCCCACATTGCTAATCCGTATAGGAGTATCGCCACCATCTAATGAATTGTATGTAGGCTGTGCATCAGGAACCCAATTAGGACTTGCTTCTGTTCCTGCTCCTGACTGATTGTTCCATATTTTTGAATCGTAATCGCCAAGAGTATTGCCACCGAATCTCCACATTATGTTAACAAATGTTCCTGTCCATTGCACTTTATCATAAAAATTCACCCCGAATTTTGTACGAATATATCCTGTATCTTCCTTATAAGAAGATTCAGATATGATGGGAATCTCCATAGTACATCCTACAAGAGTTTCTTCAAAGTGGATAGCACTTGTTTCCCACCATATATCAGTTCCTTCCCCAATTTCATCAAATATTTTACTCGTCTGATCCCAATCACCAGCTAAATTCTCCCTAAACAATGTACCTTTTATTGTAAAAGGAAAGTGTGAAAAATTTTCATCTGATACTGTGGCATAATATATTTGCCCACTACTATGGTCTATAGCTTTACCAGATTCTACTCTTAATGGATTTACTGATGATGGCGTTAGCGTTTCAAATCCTATAATTTCATTATTGGAAATAGGATTTGAACCTATACTTTCACTACCCGAACTATATTCATATACTGATTGGAGTAAAATACTTTTACCTGATATTATATATTGTACAACATCTCCATACTCCACACCAGATTGAAATGTCACCTCTTGTATTGCTGTGGGAATATTGATATATGATCCTTCTTTTTCTACATATAAAGGATAAGTTCCTACAAAACTAATACTATCATCAATGTCTGGGATTATATCAATTTCGCCTTCTAATAATGCTCCACTATCCAATAATGGAGCCGAAGCTATTACACACGGACTTCTATCAACATGACCATATACCATTGGTTTCGGTTTGTTTTTATATTTAGCCACAGCGTTACCCCCTAAATTAGCAAGTGGCAAATCCTTATGAAGTGTTGATTGACTGCGATCTTCAACAACAAGGCGAATTTTCTCATCTGTCATATCGTATCTTCTGATAGTGCCGAAATATATTTGAAAAGCAGCACCCTCCCTTCCTGCGTCATCATAACTACTATAACCTGAATCTACTTGGATTATATCATCCACGCCCGGAGATAACCAATATATTCTAACTTCTGTATTAATTAATGATGAATCTCCAATAAGTTCAGAGAACCTAACACCCTCATAAGGGAAATTACTAATATCAATATTTACAGAAGAAATTTTATAATTCCGTTTTTCAATATCAATGGATTCTTTTAGCGATGGGACATTTAATAGTAATGGTAAAGTTTGCTGTGATCCATATTTATCTTGCCATTGGTTTGTGCTTATCCATATTCTACTGGTTGTCCATGTGCTGCCCACTCTTGTTCCAATTAATATAACTGGAAATAATGCAGTATCACGCCCTGCAATATCGTTCTTGAAATTAGCCGGTAAACTAAGCATCAGCTAATTCCAAAATCCGTGCCACGCCTGATTGCTTCCTTGATGTTTTCAGCAAGTTCTCCTTCAACGAAATCCTGCGATAAAACATTTCCTGATACATTTACAGTTACAGAACCTCCTCCTGCTGGTCCATCAATATTTGGTGATGAAAGTGGTGTAATTCCGATATGTTCTGGACCAGCTTCCCCTGCTAATATCATAGTTGGCTGTGAAACTACTTTATCCATTCCTGTTGCAGCCTTTTCAATCATTTTCACATTAGCAAGTCCTGCACCAAGGGCAGCAACAGCAGCAGTAGCGCCAAGTGCTGGACCAACAACAGGAATACCAGCCATAGCTTTAAAAGCAGCATTTGCTGAAGCATAAGCATCTACAAGAGCCTGAACCTGGGCTGCCCTTTTCCCTGCTTTTTCCATTTCAGGGTATGCTTTGCCCATAGTTTGTATATTCTGCCCAAATTCTTTAGCAGCATCTTTTCTTTCTTTTTTAAGTTTAGCTTCAGTTGCTATGGCATCTTCCTGTGCTAAAGAAGCACTAAATATTTGTTCAGGGATTTTTTGAAGCGTATCTAAATATTCTTGGGCTGTATCATTCAATATTGCCATAGATACAATTATTGGGTCAGTATTTTCTGCTGCTACTAATATATCCTCCATATATCTTTCTATTGATACATTCAATCTATTTAATGAACTTCTTGTAAACCCCATACCATCAGTCAATTTTAAGAAAATATTATCTGCACCATTCTGCTCTATCATTTCCTCCATTTCTTCTCTTAAATCCATCATATTCATAATCAAAGATTGATTTACAGTATCAGTTTGACCCATTTGCCTTGAAATCTCATCAAACACTTGCATCGCCCCACCAACCCTATTTACTTCACTATCTAATCTTGCCATTGCTTCAGCAGAAGAATCTACACCATCTGCCCATTCTAAAAATGCTTCAGCGCCCTCCATAAATGATGTTAGTGCTTCAGCAACCTTAATGACATGAGGTGCTAACATATCCCCAAATTTAATTGCAAGATCACCAGTAGCAGTAGCAACCTGTGCAATAGAATCTTTTGTAGTTAGTTGTTCTTCTCCTAATTGTGCAACAAGACCATTAGCCTCTCTCATAGCAGCATTTACAAAGGCAGTTTTCCTTTCCTGGTCTGTAAGTTTAGAGGCTGTTGTTCCAATAGAATCTGCATAGTCCTTATAAGCCTTATTGGTATCTACCATAATACCAAGATTATCAAGCATCAGTTTTGATTGCCGACCAAGACCAGTAACAAGTGATTCAACAGCCTGAACAGTATCAACACCAAGTGCTGCCCCAAGCCTTTGTGCCACATCAAACATATCTGCCATCTGATCCTCTGAATCAGTAATGCCAAGAAGCATAGCATTATTAGCCTGTTTCATCAAAGTAAGGCTATCTATTGTTCCATCAGTTGCATCCTTGAATTTGTTAAATGCAGCAGTTGAAAATCCTTGAGATTTAGCAAGATTATCAAATCCCCTTTTGACACCCTCCATCTCTGCCGACATTTGGATAGATTTTTTTAATCCTTGCATAACAGCAACAACAGAAACAGCCTGAAGTGCCATCATTTTCATTGAACCTGTTAAGGATTTTATATTTCCAGCAGCCTTTTTAGCACCCTTCTCTTTAACATTTATGAAAAAATTAGGCATTAGATTTCTCCCTTTGTTGTTTCGCTACACAATAATTATATTCCTGTTCAATAACCAGGAAATCATCTATTATATTAGGTGGGGTTTCTTTTAAGGATGGATAGGGAGGACAGGAGAACTGTTTACAGAAATTGTATTCTGTTATTCGGCTTTGACAATCTTCATCAAGCAAAAGCGAATGGTCGGCAAAGAAAAAACTCTGTGTATATATTGCTTCTCCCACATTAAACCCTTTTTGTTCTGCTTCATCTGATAGTCTTATAATTTCGTCATACACATCTGTCATGCCCTTAAATTCGGACTTTTTACGATTAGATGGACATAATGCTACATAGGGGAATGAAACCCCGGCAAATGCCCCTTGTTGTAAGCCATTGAATGAAATCCAGACATTAATACGAAGCAGTAATTCATCTATTTTTTTTTATTAATTTCATCTGCCAACTTAAATGCAATTACCTCAATTTCATCTTTTGACAGCTTGAATACATCATCTTCAGTTAATGTTGTTGCATTATCCAATATATCACAACAGGCATCAAACATATTGTAACCATTTTTTTCAGAAGAACCTTGACGGATAACTCTATTAATGAGTTTCCTGGTGTCCATATTCCAGTTTTTAGTAGTTACTTCAATTTCCTTGAAGTCTGTTCCCTCGACTGCTTTAACTTTGATTTTATCAGCCATTATGCTATTGTAATGCTTATAATTGTAGCAGTTGTTGATGCTCCGAATGCCCTGAATGGGATTGTATGAGTTAAAAAACTTCCACCCTGATCTAAACTTGCATTATCTATCATTACATCAGGACAAGATATAGTAAACCCTGATGATTCTGCTATTGTTAATGCAATACCAGTAGATGCACCTGTTAGTTGTGCAACTAAATCATAAGTATTATCATCTGCTTTCACAGTTAATGAACCTGTTACTTCCCATGCCCCTGTTTGTGCTACTGAAAATGGAAGAAAACTGCTGAAATCTTGTGAGCCATTCCTTTCAAGTGATCTTGATATTGTTATCTCCCAAGACAAAGGCACAAGTTCCTGAGCACCCAAAGTAATAACAGCAGAAGCCAAGTCAAATATACTTTTCACTGCATTTCCTGAATCTACTGTATCAGCAGCAATACTATCAGCAGATTCAACTGGTGGATAAGCAGTCCAAAATGTAGTATCACAGGTAAGTTGTCCTGAATTAGAACCTACATCTTCTTTTATTGTCATGGATTGCACCATAGCACCCCTGACTACCAAATCTTCAGCAGTTGCATCAGTTCCACCATTAATAAAATTAACAGTCGCATGATTTTTAGAAGAAGCACCATGTACCATCTGCATATCACCTGCAACACCATTTCCTATTCCAATAGCAGGTGTAAGAACACAGGCAGAAGCACCATCACCAAATGCCCACAGACAATTTGCAAGGATAGCATTTACTGTTCCAAAAAATGAAACATCAAATGTCCATGTATTTAAATCCCTTCTATTTATCCCTTGCTTTTCCACCTGCCCATAGTGTCCTGAAAGATTCGGTGCAACTTCTAATGCCGAACTATTGTAAGGCATTGAAAATGATTGGATTGGAAAATCAAAATAAGTATGTGCATCCTCATGTGCTGTTCCAAAAGACTGTGTAGTTGAAGCATCAAAGCAGAAAATAGGCTTAATCTCTGCCGAGGATATTGTTTGAAGTTCTATTGCCATTATTTTTCTCCTTTATTCTTACTTGTTGATTTTATTTCCTGTAAATGTGGTTTAATCTTTTCAGGTATATCCTCAAGGTCTAAAGTATGCCCTGCAACTAACAATCCATGTTTAGATGAAGAACCAAGCCCATCAAAATTTTCTGATTCTTTCAATTTTAAATATGATTTTTTTGCTTTATACATTGCCATAATTTAAGTCCTTTTTTATGTATATCCGTTATGATGAATTATAGAAATACCAAATTCAGTTATATGCAGTCTGTCATTTTCTTCATTTTCTGTGTCCTGAACATTGTATTCTATATCTTGCACTTGAAGTTCTGCCCACTTATAAGTAGAACTGGTTTGATTGTCTAATAAATGTTTTCTCAATTTGTCCACATTTGCCTTAACAGATTTATTTATCATCTCATTATTTGTATCTGCCATGTGGTAATATCTAACATTTACAAAATATTCCCTTTCTTCAAGTGAGCCTGTTTGCAATATTAAGTTGGATGATTCCAGATTAATCCTTATGCACTCTGTTCCAAGCATTTTAAATTCATTTGCAATATAAACATTCTTAAATTCATCATTTATTATCTTTCTTAATCCGAGTTCAATCTCATCATAGGCAATCTTGTCATAAGTAACAGCCATTAAATGCCATATCCCCTACGAGTAAGCTGAATTGCACCTGATTCAGCATTACTTATCTTTCTTGTTTCTGAATATACTTCTACTTCCCAAAGATCGTTTTGGGTCATACTGCTACCCTGGAATCTACAATAAAATCCTCCGTGAATATGCTGCAACCCACCTGTAACCTTAATATCAGTTTTTTCAGAGCCAAATAACTTATCACTACCATAATATTCCACCTTTACGATTGCCACTCCGTATGCACCTGTCGTTGTGCAGGTAATCCGAAGCAAATCAAA